TAAGCACCTGAATGAATGGGTGAGCAGCTCTGATGTCTGGATCCGTGATGAAGAATGGATGGCCAGCGGATCTGATCCCATTGAAGTTGATGAGAAGAGCCTGACCTGGTATGGAGGATTGGACCTTGCTGCAGTGAGTGACTTCTGCTGCCTGGTGTTGGTCGCTCCGCTGCCTGATGGTGAGCTGCTGGCCAGGCGTTGGTACTGGTTGCCAGAGTCAGCCTGGGAGCGCAGAATGGACAGAGAAGAGAGCAGCATCCACATGGACATGCTTGATCTGTCGTACTTCCACCTGAGCCCAGGGAATGTCACAGATTACCAGGCATTGAGGAGGACCATCAGTGGGTACTATGTCCAGGATGGAACTGTGATGCATGACACCAGCTGCATCATGGATCAATACAATGTGGCCAGCATCAGCTTTGACAGATGGAACAGCAGCACCCTGGTCACACAGCTGACAGGTGATGGAGTCCTGATGGCTCCCATTGGCATGGGCTATGCAAGCCAGTCTGCTCCGCTCCGAGAGCTTGAGCGCTTGATCCTGGAGAAGAAGCTGATCCATGAAGGTGATCCTGTGCTGCGCTGGATGATCAGGAATGTGATGATCCAGAGAGATCCAGCTGGGAACATCAAGCTGGACAAAGCCAGGAGCCAGGACAAGATTGATGGGGTGATGTCACTGAACTGCGCGGTGGCTGAATGGATGACCAGGACAGCAGCAGATCCCAATGAGATTCCAGATGATTATCAAATCCGCACCCTATGAGCAACAACCCCGATCCCTCCCACCCCACCATCAGAATGATGAGAAAGCTGAGCACCCGCCAGGGATTCATTGATGAGGTGTACACCAGGCTGCCAGCAGAGAAGACAATGGTGGAAGCATACTGGTCTGTGGAGTATGATCACATGAGCTTCTTTGATCGTCCCAGGTACAGTGGTCATGAGAGCTTCAAAACAGTTCTGAGCAAGGCCAGAAAGCTCAAGAAACAAGGCGGACAGTAATACCCTTCCAACCATCCCTGTCTCTTGCTTTGGCTATTTGCCCGCGCTTAATTCCTGTTGCCTCCTCAGCATCGCGCATCGAAAAGAACTTGCCAAGGAATACCTCATCACGGAACAATTCAAACGGCTTGGCCTTTGGTTTTTGAGTCAGTGGTTGGTCTTTGTCGAAAGGTGTTTCGTCATCAGCCCACTTCCAAATAAACCCACCCATACTCTTTCGCTTGCCATTACAAACATCATTGACATTGTAAATGCCCAGCTCCGTTTTTGGCTCCCTTGAACTGTTCCACATCCGGATGATGGCCCCTGTTTTTTTGTCGATTTGCAACACCCTTCTGCGCACAGTTTTCGAACGTTGTATCTCAATTTTCAGTGCGGGTTTTTCTGAGCTGACCAGAAAAAAATTACCATTACTGAACTGAGTTTTCTCAATAGAAGTGTCTATGCCATCGCGACGTAAAACCCCGGCTCTGTCTGCCTCACGCAACGAGGGGAACGACTTTACAAAGTTGCCCTTGAAATCGTATTGATGGACCTGCCTGGAAGTTGCAGTGTTTTGGTTGATGAACGGCTCAATCGTCGCCTCCGGTTCTTTTGTGAATCTTCTCCACAAAAACCCAGCAACATTGTTTACGCCATTCGTTGGGTTTGTGGCAGCAGAGATGTTGTGCACGTTCGTATCAAATTGTGCTGCAGCTTCGTTTGTGCTGTCGTGAATCTCCAAAAGCTGTCCATCTAAGGAGTATCGGGCCACGGCTTTGCCTTGGGCAACTGAGTAAGCCTCGCGAGCTTCCGCTACAGCTCTTGAACTTGGTATGAAGCGCTTCTTTGTGCTGCCCGGTAAGTTGGCCATTGCAAAAAAACCCGCTGCCAAATTTCGAGATTTCGGAAAAGCTCTGTGCAGCAGCCAATGTGCAACAAAGTGCTCTCTGCCTGATAGTTCGATAAGGTTTCTGGGGTCATTAACATGGTCCAAAGATTCAGTTGGTAAGAGTCCTGAATCATACACGGACTTTGGTACAATATGATGGGACTCCAGGTAGCCTGAACGTTGAAGTCCTCTGCGGGTTTCAATCAGTTTCCAGTAGTGCTTTAGGTAGTCCATTGTAGTGTTGCAAATATCGGGTTTTTTATTGACAGGGTTTACCAGGAACGGGATCCCCCCTGGGGATTTTCGCGGCCATGAGTATCATCAGCCGGATCCTCGGCAACCCATCCAAAAAGACCAAGCAGGAGAGTGAACAGCGGGGGCAATTTGTGGCCCCTTCCAGGTTTGCTGCCTTCCTGGGGCTGGGCACCAAAGCTGGGGTGAGTGTCTCTGAAGAAGGGGCAATGGCGCTCAGTGCTGTGTACAGCTGTGTGAGGCTCATTGCTTCCAGCATTGCTTCCCTGGATCTCCATCTTCACCGGGTGGATGGATCGCTCAGGGAGGTGGCCAATGATCATCCAGTGTACAGCTTGCTGAACAGCAGCCCCAGTGAGAGCATGACAGCTTTTGACTTCTGGGAATTGATCATTTCTGATGCCTTGATTCATGGCAAGGGCTTTGCCTTGATTGAGCGGGGATCAGTCACAGGCAGACCAGTCCAGCTGCATCTGCTCACAGCTGATCAGATGAAACAGCACATGATGGATGGTCAGGTGACGTACACCCACCGGGACCTGGATGGTCCGCTCTTCCCAGAGGATCTGCTGATCATCAAGTGCTTCAGGGGGATCTCTCCAATCAGACAGCACATGGAAGGCATTGGCCTGGCTATGGCTGCACAAGAATTTGCTTCCAGGTACTATGGATCAGGAGGGAATGTGGGTGGTGTACTGTCCACAGATCGGACCCTGACCAATGATCAATATGAGAGACTGAGACAGTCCTGGCAGCAGACACATGGAGGCCTGGGCAATGCTCATGAAGTGGCGATCCTGGAACATGGTCTGAAGTATGAGCCCATGAAGGTCAGCATGGCTGAATCCGAGTACATCAAAGTGCGGGTGCACGGTGCCCAGGAGGTGGCCAGGATCTTCCAGGTGCCCAGCTCCATGATTGGGCTGGAAGCCAATGTGACATACAATGGGGCAGAGCATCAAGATCTCCAGTATGTGAAGCACACCCTGGTGCCCTGGGTCAGACGGATTGAAGATGAGATCACAGCCAAGCTCCTGAGAGAAGGAGAGAGGGGCCAGGTGATCCCGCGCTTTGATCTGAACAGCTTGCTGAGGGGTGACACCTCCAGCAGATCTGATCTGTACAGGACAGCCCTGCAAAGTGGCTGGATGAGCATCAATGAAGTCAGAGCCCAGGAGCAACTCAACCCCATTGGCCCTTCAGGTGATCTCCACCTGGTCCAGGTCAATCAGCTGCCAGTGTCCAGCATGGAAGACTATGCAGCCAGCGTGACCAACACAAATCAGAACCAAAATGAATGAACTGAATAAAACTGTGGAGGGCACTGATGTGCTCATCCATGAAGAGACAAAAAGGGAGCGCAGATATCTGACCATGAATGTGGAAGCCAGAGATGGTGATGAGGGTGATGGGAAGACAGTGGAAGGATATGCAGCTGTGTTTGATACAGATGCTGACCTGGGACCCTTTACAGAGCGCATTGAGCGCGGTGCTTTTGATGCTGCCCTGGCTGATCCTCAGCTGGATGTGGCAGCGCTGTTCAATCATGATCAGAATCAGATCCTGGCACGGAACAGAGGAGGGGAAGGCAACCTGGATCTGTGGACTGATGAAAAAGGCTTGAAGTACAGATTCAAGCTGGGAGATCAATCCTATGCCCAGGATCTGGGGATCAACCTCAGAGAGGGCCTGGTGAATCAGAGCTCATTTGCTTTCTCCATCAAAGAGGATGACTGGACACAACGAGATGGGAAGGATCTCCGGACCATCAAGGCAGTCAATCTTCATGACATCTCCCCAGTGGTTTTTGCTGCCTATGAGCAGGCCACTTCATCAATAAGGTCCCAACAAGAAGAACAACCCCAGCCTGCTGCCACGACAATTCGGGACCGAGCAGAAGCGCAGCTGGCTATCTACAAAATGACAAAATGAAAAACAGTCTAAAAATGAAGGAGCAGCGGGCCACTTTGGTGGAAGAGCTCCAGGCAGCTGTTGATCTCGCAACCTCTGAAGAGCGCGATTTCTCAGAAGCTGAAGAAACCCGACAGGCAGAGATCCATGATGAGGTGAAGACCTTGGATGGGAAGATCACCAAAGCAGAAGAGACGGAATCAATCCTTCTCCGAAATGTTGCAGCAGCAGCTCCAGCATCCAAGTCTCAAGAGAAGGAGGTGCAGGAAGTCCGCAAGAGCTTCAGCATGTCCAAGGCCATCAGTGACATTGTGAACAAGGGCCAGCTGACAGGATTGGAAGCAGAGATGGCCCAGGAGGGCCGATCAGAGATGGCCAAGATGGGCAAGACCACCCGTGGCAATCTCACCCTGCCATCCTTCCTGATGGAGGGCCGAGCCAATGAGCCATATGGCACCGAGTCATCACCAACAGGTGGGGCAACTTTGCAAGGCCAGGCTGGGATCATTGGCAAGGATGTGGCTGCATTAGCTGCAGGCTTGCGACCAGTACCAATCATTGAGCAGATGGGTGCAACCCGGATCCAGGCTCAGGGTGATGTGGTGCTTCCAGTGCTTCCAAACGAGGATGCCACAGAGACAGGAGAAGGAGCAACAGTCAACAACATTGATGGTGACTTCAGCTCTGTGACGTTGAGCCCAAAGCGCTTTGCAATGCGCATGGATTTGACCCGTCAGCTGTTGGTACAAGGTGCTGCCAATCTTGATGCAGTGATCCAGGCTGACATGGCCAACGCCATTGCCAACAAGCTGGATGAAGACATCATCTCTGACATCTTTGCACAGCTTGCAACTGCCAGCAAGATCACCAATGGATCTGTGACTTCAACCACAGTGTGCACTGCCACTGACTTTGCAGATATCCTCAGCCATGAGGGTGGCTTCTTGAGTCAGAATCCAGCAGGCCAGAGTTTGGCCCTTCTCATGGATCCCACAATGGCTTCCTTCTTGAAGGGAGTTGAATCCAGTGCAGGTGGCCAGGTGGCAAACTTGAACAACAATGTGCTGGGCTT